TGGATTTCTATTAGTTTCTTTACTGATATTGTGAGCTCACTTATCTGACTAGATAGATGCTTGATTTCAAGCCTTGTCATCTGCTCTATAGCTGAGCTCTTCAACTTAGCCTCTTGCTCTACAAGGTCTATCTTATTGCTCAGGTTATACTGTTGCTCTATCATGTCCTTCTGTGTCTCTTGTATTTTCTGCATTTCAGAATGTAATGTTTTCAAAAAGTAGCTGATAACAGATACTAAGATAGTAATAATTGAGAATGCTATCTCGTTGAATGTCATAATATTAGTATTGAATTGTTATAACCATTTTCTCTCATCCCTCCACAAGGACATCCACTATGACATTGACCTACACAATTGCAAGAGCATTGGTCTATCATTGGTCTAAGGTCAGTATCTCTGTTGGTAGGGTCTGTGAAGCCAGGATAAAGGTCTTTATTTGCTATCAAATATCTAATCAATCTCTGCTCGTAAAATGAAGCCTTCTGTGCATAGTGCTCCATACCAAATGCTACCTCACTTCTACTCACTGATGCTGAGAAATCACCAAACTGAGTCTGCAATCCTTTGTTCTTTAATTGATAAGTCAAGCCAAAGATAGCATCCTCAGCACTTCTCCATGCAATTACTGGCTGTATGAAGGTAACAAGTATCTCTTCATCGTTGGTAAGTGTTTGACCATTGTATGCAGCAAGTAAATAGTTGTAGTAAGTAGTTCCAAGAATAGGCATCACTCTAAGCTGTGCCTGAGTAGCTATGTATGGAGTCACATCTGTAACATCTACATTCGCTGTGATTGGTGTATTAACCTTTAAGTAGGTCTCAGTTATAAAGTAGATCATAGTACTGGTGTTTCAATTGGTATTACGTCACCACCTTCAATAGGAGGCAAAGATGCAAGTGAGCGAACTTCATTAGGAGTCATTGCATTGAGTACTTTTGTAGCCACCAATGGACTAAGTGAGTTGATTGCATCAGCAGTTTTACTAGCATCACCTTCAATCTCCACAATTGTCTCATTGATGATTTGAAAGTTGTTGATTGTATATTCGCCTGGTATCTTAGCAATCTCCAAAAGCTCATTAACTATCTCCTCTACTTGATATCTCAATGGCATGACTACATTTTTCTCAAATATTACGTATGCTTGCTTGATATCAGCTCCACCACCTAGAGAACCAGTAGTGCGAACACCCATAAGTATAGGATCAATTGTGTGAGCAAAGCAAATCTGCTCAGTATTGAGAGCTGATGCCTCGTGAAATAGCTTATCATTGCCATTTGTAGGTAAAGATTCTATCTTAGGTAGTTGGTCAGCACTGTTAGCAAAGAATGCCACTGCCTTTCCAGCATTAGCCGCACCTTTAAGCCTATCAATGGTGTGTTTAATCATTGATTTCTCCTCCTCAGACTGTGGACGTTTTGGAAACATCATAGCAAAAGAAGGGAAAATTGAGTTTTGTATGTTGCTTTTTGCGAAGTAGCTCAACTCTCCACTAAGGAAAGCAAAATTAAGAGCACTGGTGTACTGTGGTAGTGGATACCATTCCTGACCTAGTGTCATCACTTCATACACATACAACTGCTCTAGGTCACTATTAGTAGGATGGTATTTTTTGATACTTGTTACGTCAATTCTAGCCGACCAGTCATCACATAAGAAGTAAGTCTGCTTATCTCTAGCTATCCTTACCTTCTCAGGTGATACATTGTATATCTTGTACAGCTCTCTCTTAGCATTGTAGCACAGCTTGAAGTATACTCTGTGATGTACAGTCAACTGCTGAGCAATTGCTCTCTCTACTTTGCCAAGTTTAATTTTTTTCTCAAATGTGTAGAGCTTTAGCTTGTCCTCATTGGTCATTCCTTCACTCTTAAGAGTGTAGCCACCACCTACTGCTGAGTTGGTCTTAAAGTCCACAATAGCTCCATGTAGAGGTGATGTGTAGTAGAGCTGGTTTAATAGCTCAGGGAACATGTTGTCTTGACCAAATGGGATGTAGCCAGCAATCTGATATCTACCATTCACATAAGGTAATGACAAGTTAGCATCACCTACTCTACCGAATGGTGTAGAGAATGACTGATAGCCTTCTACTACTTCTGTTGTTGTCTGTGGCTTCTCGCCTATAAATCTACTATACCAAGCCATTAGTCATAAATTGAGTTAATAATTGCACCAGCCACTACAAGCCTACCCTCTTCTATCATGTTCAATCCAGTAGGGTCAAGTGTAGGAGCTGAGCTCTCATAGACCTTATATCTGTACTGACCTTTAATGAAGTCAATGTCAGCTGGCTCAATGATAGTGAATAGGTTGAATCTTGAAGGCCACAATGAAGTATCTGTCCCCTCCCAATAGATAGGGCTAGATGTTGTGTTGAATTCGTCTTGAAACTCAAATAAATAGTAAGCATTTGATAAGGTTGTGACCTCAGTTAAGGTCAGTACAAAGCTATTAGTTGAGTCTTTCTCAAGATATATCATACCTATATTGTACTTAGCGAAATTTTTAATTAAAAAAAAAGGGTTACATTTCTGCAACCCCTCTTTATCTATGGAGAAAAGAATAGATTATGGTGCTGGTGTAATTAAAGTAGTTACTACTGACTCTTCAATTTGATAAGCTAAGAATTCATTCTCAGCAAGCAAAGTAATTGAATACTTAGAACCATCAGCTCTAGCTGTTCCTGAGCCTTCACCAGTTGCAGTCAACTGCAAGTAAGGGAAAAACCAATACAAGCCATTCGCATCTTGAACAATACCACTCAAGTACTGCTGACCTGAGCCTAACACCTTGATAGCACTAGACTTGATTGACTCACGTCTGTGAAACATCAAGTTAATAGTCTGAGTTACAAATGAAGACCCATTGATGATGTCAATGTTAGACTCTTCTGTGTAACTTGAAGTATTGCGTCTGAATTCAAACTCAATAAATGGATCAGCTCCACCTACTAAGTCTAAGTTGTCAATTAAATAGTCATCACCAGCATCAACTGTAAGTGTAGTCATGTCAACATTATCTTGTTGATTGACATAAAATTTATAGATACCCCCTGTATTGTTGTCACAAGACTTTTGTATCGTTTGAAGTGCATCACATGCCATGTCGTTTATATTTTAAAGTTGAAAAAATAGGGAGATATTACTACCTCCCTTTTATGTCTTAGATGTAGAATGGGTTGTACAACACTATCTCAGATGGGTTAGTGTAGTGAAAACCTACCTTCATGTTAGCTCTTGTTCTCAAGTATGGCTCAGCAACTGAGTCAGACAAGTTAACTGCTTTTAAAGCCTTAGAGTCACCTTCAGCATCGAATGCATAGATTAAGTTGTTTTTCAAAGTCAATACAATAGTGTTGTCAGGCATACCTTCACACACTACTACATTGATACCTAAGAAAGTTAAGCCTAATGGTAAGGTCACATAAGTCTGAGTGTTACCTTGTGCTGCTTTCAACTCATAAGCATTAGCTACATTTGTTGAAACATACAATCTTAAGTCTGCTTTCTTGCGTACAATTGCATTAGGAGCAGCGTTAACTACAGATTCCATAACTGTCAATACATTTGAAGTAGTAACTACACCATCATACAACCCAGTGATAGCTGTATCATAGAACATTGGAAATAAGTAACCAGTACACAATGATAATAATGGATCCTCAGATGCATCATTGCCTTGCCATCTTAATAATTCAATATCTTGACCAATAACATTAGCCATTTCATTCCAGTAGTAAGACATAAATGATGCAACTGTGAAGTCACCATTTGAGCCTTGAGACATTTGCAATGCTAAGAAAGACTGCTCTAAGTCAAATTGACATAGTTGAGCCATAGCTGACAAAGGACATACGTCAATGTCAATAGCATCTAATGAGTCAGTAGGTGCTGAGAAATTACAAGTAGATGCTTGTAGTAAGTTGCCAAATGTTACATTAGCTAACTTTGTTTTACTTTTGATCCCCGGCAAAGTTCTAAAGTTGTTAGGAATGTCAGGAGAAGACAAATATGCCTTTGAATAGAACTCCTCAGGATTCGCAGCTAATAGTGCGTTTGTTTCGATATCTAAATCGAATTTTAGGTTACGTGTCATTTTATTTTGATTTTGAAAATTTTACAAATTCTTTGAACTTTTCATGCGAGCTCAACGCCACTGGTGCTACTTCTTCTTCTTCAGTCTCTAATGCTATAGATTCCTCAATTTGATTTTTCAATCCAGCTATCATAGCTATCACTG